CAGATTCATACAGTTTCATAAAATGATCTGGATGCCACTCAATATCTGAGTCAATCATAAATATTTTATTATATGTTACCGATCCAAACATAGGCTCATTAATTCTATGAGATTCTGGAATGTTGCTGCCGCCAAGAATTGTATTTTCTCTTGCCTCAACTACATTAGATGCGTACTGTGAAAAGTATGCCCAAGAGATTCCTCTTTTTTCTAATTCTTTAATTGTTCCCACTAGCGATAATACATATAGCTGATTCATGCTATGGCCTGGGGTTGTAATGATTACGTCGTAATGTGGTTTCTTGGAATTTTCCATGACCCGCCTTTTCCTATAGATTTAAATCATACTATATATAAAATTATAAATCAATAGAATAAAAGAAAAAACCCCAATCAGAGGCGGATCCGATTGGGTTTTCCTAGTGTATTGCTACACGTTATACTGGGAGCTTAATCTTGTGGGATGCTACAACCAGTACATATGAAGTATAAAATAACTTAAATTCTATGTCAAGCATTTAGTCCCAGAGAAGCTGCTTGCCTGGGTCAAATAGCCATTCGTCTTCTTTGTATTTCTTGTCCTTTGTCATTTCGTAGAGTATATCCATAAGCACTTTGCAATCTTCGTGTTTCCAGGTTAGATTACATTTGCCGTCTTTTACGTTAAGGCACTTGTTTAAATAGGACTCTACTAAATTAATGCTGTGAGCACTATGCATTGTCTTCTTCCTGCTCGCTAGGGGTAAATGAGGGGGTAGGCCCCAATAAAAAACCTTGATTATGATATTCAACCATTTTGGATACATCTTCTGATCCTACCAATTTATTTGCAATTAGAGTAAGAAGGTCATATATTCGGTGTAGCATAATGTAATTAACCATAGGTAGGTTATCTTCTAAATTTTGTGGTTTTTCATCTTCCTTCATCTGGCCTACCTATATCTTCCCAAAAAATTTCTCTACCCATAGAGTCGGTTTCTTTAATTGTCCCGCCATCAGTTTGAATCGACGGCTGATTTAAGTTTTCCATAATATTCCAATCCCACGGTTTTCTTGAAATTACAAGATAAGCAGTATAAATATATTATACCTTCATTTGTTTCGTTGCACATTAAAGGGCCCTGATCCAATGGACACTCAAGTCTTGGAACAAGGCCCTTCTCTGCTAGAGCGAGGTACTTAGACACATATTGTATCTTCACGTACCCCCCTTTTTAATTCTGGAATTCTTGTAGGAACTCCTGGTATCTTACCCCATTAAGGGAAGACCATGATGACCAATCTTTGCCGCCTTTAGTCATATAATACGTTATCTCTGCATTTATTACTGGGTCGAATAATAGGATATTCGATCTTAATTCAAATTTTTCTTTACGATCAATGCCGAGTTCACCCAACATATTAATCTGAAAAATTCCGTAGGAACTGTCTCCAGTTTTCCTGTTACCATTGTAAGCCATAGGCCTTGCATTGGATTCTGACTTAGCAATAGCCCAAGCCTGTTTAAGGGCTTTTCCTTCAAAACCAACAGCTGATAAAAGTTCTTTTAGGTCTTTGTCTGTCAGTGTCTCAGAAGGCTTGTACACAGTAGTGCTGTACTTCTCTAAGGTTTCTTTCTTTAGTTGTACCGTTGATCTTGGTGTTTCCACCACTAACGCTTGACTTGATGTTGGACCAGGCTGGACTGTAAACAAAAATAATGTTATCATTACTATGTAAGACCAGTTATGAGCAACATCGCTCAAACGCTCTTTGATTTTCTCCATTGGCATTTCCTCCTTTAGAGATAACGAACTATAATAGTAGCATTACTTGACAGCGGGTGTCAAGCCAGTTGACCAGAAAATTAATATGAATATATCGCTTGGAATGCCTAAATTAGGACTAAATCCTGCAACAGGATATGGATACGCAGCGCAACATATAGTTAAATCATTACAGTTTTTAGGACACACGGTAACCTGGAGTGATCCAAAAGCTCACGTTCAATTAAATTTTACACAACCTAATCATTACAAATTGCATAGGGGACAATATCAAATTGCATATACTCCATGGGAGTCAACAGTTATACCAGAACGTTGGAGAGAAAAATTAAGTCTTTGTGATGAAATATGGGCAACTTCAGATTGGTGTGCAAATGTATTTACAGATAACGGATATAAAAATGTTAAAGTTTATTCACATGGTATTGAAGATATCTGGACGCCAAAACAAAGATTAGAATCTAACACTATAAAATTTTTGCATGTTGGAGAACCTGCTCCGAGAAAAGCGGGACAAATGGTAGTCGATGCATTTGTAGAACTTTATGGCAATAACCCTAAATACTCTTTAACTATAAAAGCACACAAAAGTAATACTACTCGTATCTATGATAATAGAGTAGATAAAAACATTATTGGGATCCCTGGGGATTTATATAGCAATATCAAATTGATAACAGATGAGTTAGACGATAAGGCTCTAGTAAAGCTTTACCATGATCATGACATTTTGGTATATCCAAGTTATGGAGAAGGGTTTGGTTTTATTCCGCTTCAAGGACTTGCAAGTGGCATGCCAACAATATCTACTTATGATTGGGCCCAGTATAAAGATTACATTGGGCCTTTAAAGTTAAAATCAAATCTAATAGACTCTCCTTGGGAATATGCACATGAAGGACAAGTATTTAAACCAGACTATGATCAGTTAGTAAAGGTTATGTCAGATGCCGCTAATAATTTTAAGGCATATTCTAAATACTACTTTGCTCAGTCAACTAAAATTCATAAAGAATATGATTGGATTGAGTTGACCAAGAATGTCTTTAGTGATTTAGCAGAAAAATTCTAATAGCCCTTCCCCTTTGAATTAAACTTTGGTAGAATTAGACTTCAATCAAAAATTATATAACCGCAAGGCGGAGAAAAGGTGCTACTTAAAAATGACAAGAACTATTGAAAACCCATACGAAAATTTTATTGCGTTGTCTCGTTATGCAAGATGGCTGTCAGAAGAAAACCGTCGTGAGACATGGGGAGAAACAGTAGACAGATATTTTGACTTTATGCTAGATCATCTTTTTAAAGAACACTCATATGAACCAGAATCAAAATTAGTAGAAGAGCTTAAATTAGAAGTTTTTAACAGGAATGTTATGCCATCAATGCGATCAGTAATGACAGCAGGTGCTGCATTAGGTCGTGACCATGTTGCTGGATATAATTGTTCGTTTGTTCCAGTAGACAATCCAAGATCATTTGATGAGACCATGTACATTCTTATGTGTGGTACAGGTGTAGGTTTCTCTGTTGAGTATAAGTATGTTAATAAGCTTCCTGCCGTCCCAGAAGCATTTGAAAAATCAACAACAACTATTTTAGTAGAAGATTCTAAACAAGGTTGGGCAAAAGCATATCGTGAACTTCTGGCATTGCTTTGGTCGGGACAAATTCCAGCAATTGATGTATCTAAGGTACGTCCCGCAGGCGCAAGACTTAAGACAATGGGTGGAAGATCATCTGGACCACAACCATTAATTAATTTATTTGATTTTACAATTGCAAAGTTTAAATCAGCAGCAGGTCGTAATTTAAAACCTATTGAAGCCCATGACATAATGTGCAAGATTGGCGAAGTTGTTGTGGTCGGAGGAGTTCGCCGTTCGGCTATGATTTCTCTTTCTAATATTAATGATATTGAAATGGCCGCAGCAAAATCTGGTAACTGGTGGGAAAATAATACACAACGTTCACTTTCTAATAACTCTGTTGCGTATTCACGCAAACCAGAAATGGAGCAGTTTATTGCAGAATGGAAATCACTATATGATTCAAAATCGGGAGAACGAGGTATATACAACGTGGCCGCAGCTCAAGCCCAAGCAGCTAAGTATGGAAGAAGAGATCCAGATATACACTACGGAACTAACCCTTGCTCAGAGATTATCTTACGTCCTTATCAGTTTTGTAACCTTTCAGAAGTCGTACTACGTGAAAAAGATACAAAAAAAGATATTGAACGCAAAGTTGAATTGGCGACGATTCTTGGAACATGGCAGTCAACGCTTACAGACTTTAAATATCTTCGTAAAATCTGGAAAGATAATACAGAAGAAGAGCGCCTCCTAGGGGTATCTCTTACTGGACAATTTGGACATAAGTTTATGTCAGGTAAAGAAGACCTAGTTTCACTAGAAGCATTTTTAATGACTCTTAGAGAATCGGCAAGAGCAAAAAATAAAGATGAGGCTGGGAAAATTGGGATTCCAGAGTCTGCCGCTATTACATGTGTAAAGCCATCAGGAACAGTATCTCAATTGGTCGGGGTGTCTTCAGGAATGCATGCATGGCATTCTCCATATTATATTCGCACAGTTCGTGGCTCTAAAGGAGATCCAATTTCTACATTTTTGAAAGAAGTTGGAATACCTGTAGAAGATGATGTCATGAAGCCAAACGAAACTTACGTATTTTCATTCCCAGTAAAAGCACCAGAGGGTGCAATTGTCAGAAACGATCTTACTGCTATTGAGCACCTAAACATTTGGTTGGTTTACCAACGTGCATGGTGTGAGCATAAGCCGTCAATTACCGTATCGGTTAAAGAA